AAATATAAAATATGCCAAATAGTAAAAAAATATCAAGTAGAGGAATAGCACAGCAAAGTGGATTGGAAGTATTTTCTAGTATAACAACTTATAATGGAGAGTATGTTAATTGGTCTAATGCTTCTGATTATGGCACTCAACTTGATTCAGATACAGATTATGCTACAACAGCAACCGACCCACATACTGATGCTTTAATAAATAGTCCTGCATCTACAATAGGAAGATGGTATAGGTATCATACAAGTGGCGCACCATACACTTCAGTATCAGCACCAACAAGTTCAAATGGTGCTTATATTTTTCATGGACAAGAAACAGGTGGATTGCCTTCATATAGTGGTGTTTATCAGAAACTATCTTTAGTTAGAGGTAATGAGTATCAAATAAATGTTAAATCTATTATTAGTGCAAGTGCTGGTACTTTGTATATAAAAACATACAAACCAAATATAAATGACACATTAACATCAATTGAATATACAGAAACATCATCAAATTCAATAACATTCCCTGCAACTAATGTTACAACTAACATATCTACCTCAACATTCATAGCAGCAACTGCAAATGATATTATTCAGATATATTTTACTACAGAGGAAACATCTTCAGTCAATGTTTCAATATCAGGAATATCAATAAAAGAAAAGCAAGAATACTTAGTACCTATTTATGCTACTGATATATTTGGTAATGACCATAAAATATTAAGAAGAACTACAAACCAAACAGTATCTGATGATTAAATTTAAAAAGACATTAAAGGAGTTGCAGAGTGTTGGTCAAATGCTAAAGGTAGGTTTGCAAAAAGAACTTATAGACCAAAAGCATAATGCTACAGGTAGATTAAGTAGAGGTTTAAAGTATCACATAAAAGGCACTACTTTAAATATAATGTCATCTGTTAGTTATTGGAAAGCAGTTAATAATCCTAAGTTTGCTAAGACTCCTAATTATAACGCAATAGCATCTTGGGCTAGAGCAAAGAAAGGTATAAAAGCAACTCCTGCAGCAATAACAAGAATATATGCTAAAATGTTAAGACAAGGATATGGTCAGCCTTATGTGTTTTGGACTGAAGGGAATAGTTTAAGAAGAACAAACTTTGCAGGATATGTGGCAAATAAGTTTAGTAAAGAAGTAGCAGTCAAGTTAGCACCATCTATAGGTGAAGATGTGGCAAGTATGATTAGAGAAAAAATTAAAAATAATACAAAAGCAAAAGTTAGTTAATATGGCAAATACAGAGAAAATTGTAGTTCAGGTAGTAGTACAAGGTGAGAAGGATTTACAAAGAGTAGGCAAGACAGCAGATAAATCAACTAAGAGTTTTGGGAAGATGGCTGCAGGGATTGTTTCTGCAGGTGCTGCTTTTAATGCTATAAACAAAGCAATAGGTAGTGCAATAACAACATTTAAGAATTTTGAATTTTCTATGGCTAAAGTAAAGGCAATTACTGGTGCTTCTGAAAAGGATTTTAAAAAATTAACAAATACAGCACAACAATTAGGTCGTTCAACATTCTTTACAGCATCTCAAGTTTCAGAATTACAAGTTGCTTATGGTAAGTTAGGGTTTACAACAACCGAAATATTGGATGCACAAGAGGCTACTCTTATGTTGGCGACAGCAACACAATCAGATTTGGCTAGGGCTGCTGTTGTGGCAGGTGCTGCAGTTAGAGGTTTTGCTTTAGATGCTAGTGAAACTCAAAGAGTTGTTGATGTTATGGCTGTATCATTTACAAGTTCTGCATTAGATATTGAAAAATTTCAAACATCTATGACTAAGGTTGCACCTATTGCATCAGCAGCAGGTATTAGTATAGAAACTACAACAGCAATTATGGGTACGCTTACTGATGCAGGTATTGAAGCATCTATTGCAGGTACATCATTAAGAAATATATTCTTAAAAATGCAAGACCCAGCATCAGATTTAACTAAAAAATTAGGATTTACAGTTGATAGTAGTGCAGATTTAGAAAGGGCTTTAACTAAATTAAATGATGAAGGGCTTTCTAATGCTGAAATGATGGAACTTGTAGATATAAGACAGGTTGCTGCTTTTACAACAATGATTAATGGTACTGATAATGTATTAAACCTTACTGATGCTCTTGAGGATGCTAATGGGAAAGCACAGGAAATGGCTGATATTATGGCTGACACTTTAGAAGGAGATATACTAAAGGCTAAGTCTGCTTGGGAAGGGTTAGAGATTTCTATACTAACAGGTGGAAACAATATATCAAGGTCTTTAAGGTCTGTTGTTAGTGATTGGACAGAGTTTATTAGCACTATAGTTGATAATATGAGAACTCCTGAACAATTAGGTGCAGACTTCTTGACAGATGCTTTAAATAGGATTAAAGACACACAAAAAGAAATAGATGATTTGCAAAAATCTGGCGCTCCAGTTGAAACTAAAACTAGAGTAGAGTTATTACAAGAAGAATCAGAAAAATTAGAGAGGGTACAAGGACTTCAGAAACAGGCATTAGAATTTGCTACAAAAGAAGGTGAAGGTTTTGGTTTTAGAGCAAAAGCAGCAAGGGATTATGCAGAGGATTTAACAAAACAGATTGAGGCAAGAGAATTTGCTTTAAATGATTTGGAAGAAATTATTGACTTAGAGGTAAAGAAAGAAAAAAATAAAAATGATAGAGTTCAGTTAGATAAAGATATTGCAATAGAAAAAGCAAGAAGGGCTAAGGAAAAAGAAAATAAAGAAAAACTAAAAGAAAAAGAAAAAGCAGAAAAAGAAGAATTAGCATTAGAGAAAAAAGAATTTCAAGAGAAGAAAAATGCAATAAAGATAGAATCACAAGAACTTGAAAATACACATAAGGAACTTCTTATTAATGAACAAATAACTCAAGAAACTTATGATTTAATGGCATTTGAGGCAGAACAAGCACATCTTGAGAATATGAAGAATCTTAATATTGCTTATGGTGAAGATGTTTCTTCTATTAATGGTCAGATATTAGACAATGAGTTAAAGATGATTGCTGAGAAGGCTGCTGCTGAGGCTAAGGCTGCTAAAGAGAAAGAAGATTCTGCAGCAAAAGAAATAGCAGATAGAAAAGAAACAATAGATGGTGTTGCTGAATTAGGCAACCAACTTATAACTTTAGCAGGAGAAGATGAGAAAATGCAACGCATTAGAAAGGCAGGTATTGCAATTTCTTCTGCAGCAGCAATAGCAAATAACATCCAAGCATTATCAGAGATGACAGTTGGGGTTACATCACAAGCAAAACTTCCTTTTCCTGCAAACATAATAGGAATGGTTACTACTTTAAGTACAATTGTATCTTTACTTGCTAATATTAAAGCAATGAAAAGTGCTTTTGGAGATGGTGGGGTAATTGAAACTTTTGCAAATGGTGGTATGGTGCATGGTAAATCACACGCACAAGGTGGTGAGAAGTTTGCAGTAGGAGGTAGAGTAGTTGAATTAGAAGGTGGTGAGGCAGTTATCAATAAAAGAAGTACAGCAATGTTTGGTAAACAATTATCAGCAATGAACGCTGCAGGAGGTGGTGTTAAATTTGCAGATGGTGGATTACTTAATATGCCTTCATTCAGCCAACAACAATTCAATGCAATAGGTCAGAATCAAATGATGGGTGCTATGGGAAGTTCTAGTAAAGTAGTAGTAGTTGAGGCAGATATTACCGATAGTCAAAACTTAGTAAGTGTAATACAATCTGAGGCAACAATTTAATAATCAAAGAAATAAACAAATGTTTGTTGATAAAAAAACCAAGTTAGAGAGATTAGATATATGTAAAAGTTGTAGTTTTTACCGAAACTTTATGTTACTAAAGAAACCAAAGATAGCAAGAGGTGCAAGGTGTGCTGAATGTAAGTGCTTCCTAGATGCAAAGACATCATTAACAAAAGAGTTTTTTGGTAAATGTCCTAAAAATAAATGGTAAAACTTTACATATGAATTTTAAAGAAATCGCTGAAAACTACAGTAAGAAAAAAAGAAGCATGATGACAGATGCTGTTATCACTAACATGAATTATACTAAAAATTTCACTACCTATCACTCTGAATCACTTAATATAATGTTTGCAGAATGGCACTTGTTATTCCCTAAAAACAAACAAGATATTAAATGTACTTCTTGCAGGGCAGCAGTTTGTAAGTTTTGGAATACTATGATGGATGAGTGGATTGAAGCCGAACAAACACCTAAAAAGAAAAATGCCTCAAAAAAAAGAAAGACAAAATAAGGTAGATGTAGTTAAAGACTTCATTGATATTTGTGGAGTTGAATTAGAAAAGCGATTTGGTCAATCACCAACTTGCAAGGATATGATACGACATCTTGTTGAGAAAGGCATAATAGAACCTAAGAGAGTAAGAAACTATATGATTATTGCTGACTTTGATAGAATGTTAGTAGGTAATAAAGGTAGTAGAACTTACACTTGGATGGACTTATCTATTAAATATAAGATAAGTGAAAGTCAAGCCCAGAACATAGTTTACAAGGAAAGAAAGAAAGCAATCCCATCTAATAATATAACACATTAAAAGTTTTGTAAGAAAATTAGGTAAAACTAATTTATTTAAACTATATTTTTGCACCTATGAACGAAAAATGGTATAACATTCAGAACAAGGCAGATAAAACTGCTGACATTTATATCTTTGATGAGATAGGAACTTATGGTGTAACTGCACAAGAGTTTATTGCTGACATTAAAGGATTAAAAGATATGCCTATCAATTTACGCATTAACAGTTTAGGTGGAGATGTGTTTGATGGTATGGCAATGTATAATGTAATCAAAAGGAGAGAGGCTAAAACTACAGTTTATATTGAGGGTATAGCAGCAAGTATTGCTACTATTATTGCTCTTGGTGCTGATGAGGTTGTAATGGCAGAAAACTCTTTATTTATGATACATAACGCTTGGGGTGGAACAATGGGTGAGTCAAAAGATATGAGAAAGACTGCTGACACTCTTGATAAAATCACAAGTGAACTTACAGACATTTATAGAAAAAAGACAGGACTATCTTATGATGCTCTTGCTGAGATGATGGATGAGGAGACTTGGTTAAATGCTAATGAGGCATACGAATTAGGTTTTATTGATACTATCTCTGACTCTATTAAAGTGGCTGCAAAGTATGATGTTTCTAAATTTAAGAACATCACACAGGAAGAAATACAGAATAAATTAAGTATTAATATAAATAACAAAAAAATGACTAACGAGTTAAAAGAATGGTTTAACAACAAAGTTGAGGAGATTGTTACTGCTGTAAAAGGTGATGTAAAAGTTTCTGAAGATGTTGCTGAGCAAACTATGATAACTGTTAATCTAGGGGATAATGATGAAATCATGAATAAGATTTCTGAGTTTGAAACTGGTAACATTGAATTATCAAACAAAATTTCTTTGTTAGAGGAAGAATTAGTTGCTTCAAAAGGAACTAACGAAACTTTAACATTAGAGGTTGAAGCGTTAAACGCTAAAATCAACAAAGCAGATGCTAAAGGTACAGAAATTGAAACTGAAAGCGACCCTGCAGTAGTTGAAAACAAGACAGAAGATGCTAATGCAGGTTTTTATAATGTAATGGCATCAAGAATTAGAAACAAATTTAATAATTAAAAAAATAAAAAAAAATGGCAAATGTAGCAAATAATAGTATCGCAGCAACTTACGGAGGTGCGCAACTAAACGAACTTTTTTATGAGCCAGTATTTAGAAGTGATGATATTATGCGTAACTATAGAGTTATTCCTAATGTTAAACACAAAATGAATGTTTACACTTCTGCTGCTCTAACTAAGATAGTACAACCTTATACAACTTGTTCTGCAACAAGTGGTTCAACTCAATTTAATATTGATGATAAAGTAATTACTGCAGGTAGATGTAGAGTTGCTTTAGAGCAATGTACTGATGAGTTCTTTGGAACTTATATTGAAGAAATGTACCGAAATGGTGCAGATGTAATGAATGTTGAGGGAACTCAATTATCTGATGCAATCGTAAACAGAGCAGTAACAGGTATCGCACAAGATGTAGTAAGATTAGCATGGGGTGGTGATGGCGCAACTGCAAATTATACTGCTCTTGATGGGTGGATGAAATTAATGGGTGCAGATGCAACTGTATTAGCAGCAAGAACTGAAAAAAGTGCAGTAGCACCTACAACACCTACAGCGGGTGAATCACTTTCTTTATTAAGAGAGATGTATGACAATGCTCCTGCAGCATTACAACAAGTTCCTGCAAAAGATAAGAAAATATTTGTATCTCCTAAGACTTACAATGCTTACTTATCAAACTTAGAAGGTACTTCTGCAGATTTAGCAATTACTAACCAACAAGATGGTGTATTAACTGTTAAATTTAGAGGTGTTGAATTAGTAGCAATGTATGAGTGGGATACTATCTTAGCAGATACTGACCCTGCAATGTTCTTGAGAGGTGGTGTTAATGGTACAGAAGGTGCTTGTTACTGTGCAGTAGAGAACTTAATAATTGGTTCTGATGTAACTGACCCAGAAGGTTCTTTCAAAGTATTTTATGATGATTTAGAAGAAAAAATGTTCTTCAGAGGTTACTTCAAGTTAGGTGTACAATTCTTGTACCCTTCACTTGTTCAATGGGGAATCTTTTACTAAACAATAATGTAATAATAGAGGGGAGGTTAATCCTCCTCTCTTAATTACTTTTAATAACTAATAAAATAATAAAAAAATGGCAATAGATACAGGTTTAGGTGTGGTATGTGGTGATTTACAAGCAACAGGTGGTATTTCTCAAATTATAATAAGAGAATGGGCTACTGCAGATGTAGTTACTTATGGTGCAGGTACAGCACACACTATTACAAATATTCAATCAGGTGGTGATGCTGCTTGGTTTGTTTATGAATTTAAAAATGAAGTACCTGCAATGACTATTACTGCAACAAAAGAAAATGGTTCAACTTCTTTTGAGTGTGGATTATCTTTTATGCTTCCTAATATTGATGCAACAAAATTTGAAGAATTAAAAAACTTTGAAAATGCTTGTATGATGGGGATGGTTTTAGATACTAATGGAAATTGGTGGGTTTTAGGTGCTAGTGCAAAATACGCTAACGAGGATGTTCAGGCAAAAAGCCAAACTTTCTTGAGTTTAACAGGATTTGAAGGTGGTACAGGTGCTGCTTATGCAGATGAGAATGGTATTACTATTAACTTAATGGCAAGACAATTTGAATTGCCAAGAGAGTATGCTGGTACTGTTACTGTTGATACTTCAGCATTAACTGCAACAACAGGGGCATAATAATTAAAGATATAGAAATAGGTTGGACTTTGTTCGTAAAAAGTTTAACAACATTTCCCTATTAATATCTTTTTTATAATATGTGTGATTGTAATGCGAAAAATATTGTAGATTTATCACACTTAAAAATATATACAGTTATGGCAGAATATAAAGCAAAATCATCATCAGGTACTTGTTACAAGAATGGTTTTAAAATTAAGTGGGCTACAGCAACTCAAGAGGAGTTAGCGTATGCTTATGAAGATTTAGGGATGACTATATTAGTAGAAAAATTATCAACTACAAAAACAAAAGATGAGCCAAAGAAAGCAACCAAAAAGAAAAAGTCAGGTAAAGAATCTTCAGACTCAAAAGAGTAATACTTTTGAATTTGGAGTTTTTAATTTAGCAATTCCTGAACATATTGAAGAGCCTTTAGATTTAGCAAAAGTAAGAACTAAGTTTATTCCTTTTGGTACTAATAATCTATTCCCTCAGTATTTAGCAGAATTAAAGCGTAAATCTTCTACTCACAGAAGTGTATTAGCACAAAAGACTATCTTTACAAGTGGTGCTAAGTTTGTTACGAATAATGAAGATGTTAAAGAATACATCAAAGATGTAAATGCTGATGGAGAATCATTAAGAGAGGTTTTTAAGAAATTAGCAGATGATTACTATTCATTTGGAAATGCCTATTTAGAGGGTGTATTATATGATGGTGGACTAAATCTATATCACATAGATGCAACTACTGTTAGAATGTCTAAAAACAAGAAAGAAGTATATGTACATCCTGATTGGGCTAAGTACAATAGTATG